CCCTTCGTTGTAGTTTGTTTTGTTTGCAGAAAGGTCCAGAAAAATGGGGAAGGGGCAAGCCGGGAAACTGGAGCATATCGCGACAGCCGAACTGATTCCCTACGCTCGCAACGCACGAACACACAGCGACCAGCAGGTGGCGCAGATTGCCGGGAGCATTCAGGAGTTCGGCTTCAATGCTCCGGTTCTAATTGACGCACAGAACGGCATCATTGCAGGCCACGGGCGAGTCCTGGCGGCCAACCTGCTGAAGCTGGAGTCAGTTCCCTGTGTTCGACTGTCGCATCTCAGTGACGCACAGAAACGGGCGTATATCCTGGCAGATAACAGGATCGCCCTGAACAGCGGATGGGATGAGGCGATGCTGGCGAATGAGCTGCAGGACCTTCACGCGGATGATATTGATCTTGGACTGACGGGGTTCGATGCGGGCGAGCTGTCGACACTGGTTGGATTAGGCGACGAGGACGTCGATTTGCCGGACATGCCTGAAACATCGTCTCACACTGTGGTTGTGCGATACAATCCAGAAGATCGTGAGACAATAGCCAGATGGCTTGGAATGTCTGATTTCACCGATCAGGGACTTGGAAAGATGATTATCGAAAGGATACGCGATGCGGCTTCGAGTCATTGACAACGGATTAGCAAAAGCAATTCTGAAACGACATCATACACTCGGCGATGGTGGGAATTTTGCGTTTGCGTTTGGCTTGTGTCTTGATGACAAAGTACATGGCGTAATGACATTCGGTCGACCAGCCGCAAGCGGGGCAGCGAAGTGTTTTAGTCTTCGACAGTGTGACACAATCGAACTACGGAAAATGTGGTGCGATGACGTCTTGCCAAAGAATTCGGAAAGTAAGGCTCTCGGTATCTCTCGGCGACTTATCGCTAAGCGTTATCCAGAAATCCACGTACTGTTTACCTACTGCGAGGGCGAAGAGCAGGCGTCAGCATATCGTGGTGCGGGATGGCTGCCACTGACAGCGCATACTTACACTTCAGAATTGCGAGTTGGCGGCAAATGGTATCACGCACGCGATTTCAATCGGTTTTTTCGGCTAAGTCAAGCCGAAGAAAAACGACAGACGACGCGAAGAAAATGGGCAATCGGGCTGACAGATTCCGGGCGTCAGTCTGTGCAAATGGCCATTTCAAAAATGCCTAAACGTCCGGAGATTGGTGGCAAAGATGAAATGAGACGAGGCGAAGACAGTACCCAAGCAAACTCACGAGAAGGGTCGACATTGCAACATGCTGAAGCGGCATCACTATGAGCAATCGGTCTGACGTCGATCAGGTCGACAACACAGACGGCGCAGCCTGTGGGCAGGTCAGGTATTTTCGGGGATTTGCTTGCACAAATCACCAATGGTCCGCGATACTTAGTAGACCAAGTTCTGACCTCGATTGTTTTTTCGCCAGAGAGAATCATCGAAACCCACGGCTGACGAACAGACAGACATTTATGCAGCATTGAAATCACCTTGCGTCCGAAGTGTTGACAGCGACACATCTCACAACCACTGAGAAATGGGCGGTGCAATTCCGACCCGGACGCTTTTCAGTATCGACAATTCACGACAATAAATCAATGGCGAGATAAAGACCATGTGCAGTGTTCGAATACATTGGACCAGCAATGGAACGACACGACGCAGAAAGACAACTTGCGAAAGGACACCTATGACTTCTTCCCCGGCTTCATCGGCCCAGCATCCCGATACGCATTCAAATCCTTCTCAGAATTCTGAAAGTATTTGAAAAGGGCCAAAAACATTGGGGAAAATATGACCGAAACCGAACTCCTAACCGACCCAAAGCACACCCGCGGCGACCTGCGGCAAGTGGAAACCGCGATCCGAAAAGGCTGGCAGATTCCGGACCAGCTATTTCAAAAGGCCGCAATCGTGGCGCAGACAATTCTGGTCAAGGGAAGCAACAGGGAAAAGGTGGCTGCGCTGCGGGTATTGTTGGCGATGAACGAGCAGAATAACCCGACGCCGCAGGCCACACAAGTTGTCAACGTAGGAGTGCAAATTGACAACCGCAACACTGACGACCGAAGAACTAGAACACTTGCAATCGCTGAGCGAATCAGAGCTGAGCGAGTTTCTTGAGACGCTGCCAACTGACGCACTTGACGGGGTTATCGAGCAGCTTACAAGCCGGGAATTGTCCGGCAACTATGCAAGCGAACGAAGCCGCAAAACAGCCGAAGCAATCAACGCGAAAACGGCGGCATCTCAAGAGGTTGGGCCGCTTCCGCCTGTCGCAAATCCTACACGACGCGAGCGATGCAAGACGGATCTGGTGGCGTTTTGTCGCGAGTATTTTGGACCGACGTTTTACCTTCCTCTTGCACCGTATCAGGTCACAATGCTGGAACGATTTCAGCACGTTGCTATCAACGCGGGAAAAGACTGTCATGCTGTCAGACGTGGGGGGCTGAAGTCGACTTGTGCGAGGGCCGCGGCGATCTGGGCGGCGATTTACGGACATCGAAAATTGATCGTCTTGACAGGAGCAACAGACGACAAAAGTAATGAGCATCGCGAGAACTTCTTTGCATTGATGGCATCAAGCCCGATTCTGCATGATGACTTTCCGGAGCTGATTCCGCTATTGGCAAAGTGGAAGCAGCCGAAGAAGCAGTTTCGCCTAAACGGGCGGCTGCTAACATTGCACCCAAAGGACGAACGCGGGCGAATCGTATTCCCGGACATTTACGACGCTCCTTCGTGTCAGGTGCACGTGGCACCTTATAGCCTGATGGCAACCGACGTTTCAGGGCTTTCGTATGTTGATCGGGCAGGGGTTTCCGTTCGTCCTGACTTGCTGATTTTCGACGACGTTCAGACACCACAATCGGCCAGTTCTCCGTTGATGACTGAGGAGCGAGAAGAGCAGATAACAAAGACGTTTCTTGGGCTGGCGGGTTTGGGCCAGAAAATAGCGGCAATTATGGTCTGTACAGTCCGACAGCATCAGGATCTGAGCGAGCGTTTTCTGGACAGAAAAAAACATCCGGACTGGTTCGGCCAAGTGCACAGGAGCGTGCTGAAGTTTCCCTCGCGTTCAGACTTGTGGGACATGTACGCGGCGAAGTTGGGGCAGGGATCGACACCAGAAGAGGGTAAGCAACAGGCGCAGGATTTTTACCAGCAACATCGGGCCGAAATGGACGATGGCGGCAAGGTGGCGTGGGAGCTGGACAAACTGCCGGACGAGCTTTCCGCGCTGCAATCAATGATGACGATTCGAGCGTTAGATCCTGAGTTTTTCAGGCGTGAGATTCAGCAGGAAGGCACGGCACCAGTAAACAGCAGTGGAATGAAGCTGGATGCGTCTGGCATTGTTAGCAGACTGTCACAATGCAAACGCGGCAGGATTCCGCCGAACGCTTCGCGAGTCACGGCATTTGTTGACAGCTCCGATCAAGTCCTGTGGTGGATGGTATGTGCATGGCAGAACGACTTCAGTGGGTATATCGTCGACTACGGCACGTGGCCGGATCAGCAGCGACCAGTGTTTTACAAGAGCGATCTGGTGCGGAGGATATCGCAAGAGAAGCCGGGGGCATCGTGGGAAGAAGCCTTTGCACACGCACACAACGAGCTGGAGCGGCTGTTAATCGACGCCTATCCTGAACTTGATTTGATCCTGAAGGACTGGTCAGACGGGGGGCAGAAGCCTCGCATTGAATCACAGGTAGCGGCATCTGCGAATCGGAGTAGAATACGGCCGAGTAAAGGGTTTGCCCCAAAGCCGAACCGGAAGCCTGTGCATTTATGGGGCGATCAGCACAGGGATCGACACAATGGGGCGTATTGGGTCGAGAAACGAACAGAGGGAATTCACCATGTGCAGTACGATACAAACATCTGGAAGAGCCATGCGGCCAGAAGACTGCTGACGACAATCGGGGCACCGTCTGCAGTTCTACTGCCTGGCGATGACGAGCGAGCCAATAGGTTATTGGCGGAACACTTTACGGCCGAAGCGCCGAAAGCTGTGTCATATGATGGCGCAACTGGTGTGGCCTGGGAATTGATTCCGGGGCGGGATAACGATTGGTGGGACTGTTTCGTGGGCTGCAATGTGGCGGCGTCAATTTGTGGAGTGGGGGTAACGGGTGAGAGACCAGCAACAAAACAGCGCAAAACATTCGCATTACCCGGAGGCGTCCGTGGGTGAGCGGGAGCAATTCAGACTACCCGGCGGGCTATCGTGTCAGCACTGTGGCGAGATCCTGACGCGCGTAAACCACACACGCACGACAGCCGGGTTTGTCTTGCGTGAGCGTCACTGCCAGGCATGTGGGCGAATCAACACAACATCGGAAAGGGTTGTCGCAACACGCGAGCGGCACGGAAAGTTTTCCGATCCAATGCAGTAGGTGGCACTAATGCCAGAAACCGGGTTGTGTCGTTGCGTGCTTGTGGCATCATGCGGGCATGACAACACCAGCCGAAGAACTTGCCGCACAAATGCTGAAGCCGCAGTCAATATCAAACGACGGCGTGAGCGTTAGCAATCGGTCATTATCCGAGCTGATGGAGTACGAAAAACATCAGGCTGCAAAAGCGGCTGCCGCTTCGCCAGTGGCGTTTTTCAAGAAGTCAATCCTGAAGATCGTACCGCCGGGGGGCCATTAGAATGAGCCGCCGGGGACGACACGGGAAAGATGCAACGCCAGCACGTCAGCCGATGGTTCGGGCACGGTTTGACCTGGCGCAAACAACCAGCGAGAACCGAAAGCACTGGACGAACGCAGACGGACTGGCAGCGCGTGCGGCAATCAGTCCGGCAGTGCGGCGAGTGGTTCGCATTCGCAGCCGGTACGAATCGGAAAATAACAGTTGGTACGCCGGTATCCTGCGGACCGCAAGCAATCACATCATTGGCGCAACAGGGCCACGATTGCAGGTATTGACGGGAAACACCGAAGGCAATCGTAGACTCGAAGCAGCGTGGCGTCAGTGGTCGAGTAAGGTCGACCTAGCGGACATTCTTCGCACGTGCGTCGAAGCCTATTGGCGAGACGGTGAAGTGTTCATCATGCGTGGTTCCAATGGCCGTTTCCCGTTGGGGCTGGATCTGCTGGTCTTAGAGTCCGATCAGATTGCGACACCGTGGCAGCAATCGCAATTGGTCGATCCTTACGTTGACGACGGCATCAGATTTGATCGGGCCACGAACGAGCTGGAATTCTATGTCTACGATCATCACCCAGGCTTGAACACGCCAGTTAGCACGCTTCGCGGGCAGTGGTATCCGGCACGCGAAGTCTGTCACCTGTTCCGGGCTGAGCGACCAGGGCAGACGCGAGGCATCCCGCGAGCAACGCCAGCACTGCAGACGCTTCCGATCATGCGACGGCAGGAACTCGCTACGCTGTACTCAGCAGAGACCGCGGCAAATTTTGCCATGTTCCTGAAGAGCAATTCCCCGGCGATTGATCCGACAGACAGTCCGAGCGACTTTGCGGAAATCGAGATCACTCGCAACATGCTGACGACGCTTCCCGCGGGCTGGGAAATTGGACAGGTTGAGCCGAAACAGCCGGGGCCATTGTATGAGATGTTTCAGCGACAGGCCCTGATGAGCTTTTGCCGTTGCACGAACATGCCTTACACGTTGGCGGCAGGCACTGGGAAGGATGCAAACTTCTCGTCATTCAAAGGCGACATGGTCAACGTTTGGCAGCCAGAAGTCAGCGTAGAACAGAACCGGATTCAAGCCGCAATCGTAGAGCGGTTGTGGCAGTGGTTTTTGGAGTCTGCTGTATTCGTGCCGGGGTTGCTGAATGGCCTTCCGGTAATCGCAGACATCGACCACAAATGGCATTGGCCACCGTTGCCGGAATTGGATCAGGTTGAGTCAGCACAGGCCGCAGAGATTCGTTTGTCGTCTGGGCTATCGACACCAACGGAAGAGCACGCACGACGTGGCAAAGATTGGGACATCGAGTCCGCGCGGGCTGCTTCCGATTTTGGCGTGAGCGTTGAGGCGTATCGGCAGGCTGTGTTTGCGAAGACTTTTGAGCAGCAGGCCGGAGCAACAGCAACAGGACCGGCAGAGTCGCTGGTAACGACATCGACAACGGCAGTTGCAGATACTGCGATGAATGGGGCACAGGTCACAAGTATTGTGGCGATCATTGGACAGGTAGCGGCAGGTGTTATTCCGGCAGCATCCGCAGCGGCGTTAATCCGATCAGCCTTCCCGTTGATTCCGGCAACAAATGTTGACCAGATGCTGGCACCGTTTGCAAGTGTTCCGCAGCAGTCACAAGTGGCCCCACAATCGACACCAACCACCCTTGGCGGTGAATACACCACAATCGGACAACGAGCGTTTTCAAACAACCAGAAACGAATCCGCAAGACTCTTGACGACTTGGCAACGGGTGCAGTTTCGCGAGTGATGGCTGAGCAGACTTTGCAATCCATCGGACTGACACCAGAACGAGCGGCGTTGTTAATTGAGGACGCTTTGAATAATGGCGTAACAGACGACGAATTGCAGCAGGTGGACGCATGAAGAAAATCACAATCACAAACAGGCTGCACCTACAAGCCGCAGACGGGGCAAAACCGAGACGGTTTCGGATTGAAGCCTACAACGGCGGGTTACTTCCGGTCGATGGCTTTGAGTATCCGGTGGTGGTGGATCTGACAGGGCTTGAAACACCGAATCAGATTCCGATTTTGATTGACCACCGCAAAGAAGTTGAAGCAACACTGGGTGTCACGGACGCAATCGAAAACACAGGAACCGCGCTAACGCTGGGCGGATTGGTGACAGGCGTTTCTGGGCTGGTGCAGACTGTGCTGGCACAGGACGCAAACGGGCAAACATGGCAGGCGTCAATCGGGGCACGCGTGCTGGAGAGTGTGAACATCCCCGAAGGCCAGGTTGTCAGCGTGAATGGTCAGCAGATTGCGGGGCCGTTTGTGTTGGCGACGAAAAGCGTTTTGAAAGAGACCTCGATACTGCCGCTTGGTGCGGATTCGAGCACGTCAGTTAATTTGGCTGCATCCGCAGCCGCAGCATCGAAAGGGCTGGTTATGTCGTTTGAAGATTGGGTGAAGAGTTTGGGGCTGGATTCCAGCACCATGAGTCCGGAACAGCAGGCTGTATTGCAGGATGCCTACAACGCAAAGATGCAGGTGTCTGCGTCGATGGATCAAGCGAAGAAAGATCCGCCAGCACCGACAACTGCCGTAGCTCCTTCGGCAGTCCCTGCAACCGCTGCCGCTTCTGCGCACGTGGATCTGATGGCAGGATTTCGGCAGAGTCTGGCCAACGAGCATCGTCGGGCGTCTGCAATCAATGCGGCATCCGGCGGTTTTCATGATATTGCCGCAACCGCAATTGAGCAGAATTGGAGCGTTGAGAAAACCGAACTGGAAGCACTGAAGCGACAGAATGCACAGCAGCGAACTCGACCGACTTCGTTTTCCGCCGCGCAGGGTAGCGGCGATCAGACTCGCATTCTCCAGGCAGCGTTATCAGTCGCGCGTGGCCATGCGACTGATAAGCAGTATTCAGACGCGGAGCTGCAAGCCGCACACAGTCAGTACCGCGGGCGGGTTGGTTTGCAGCAGGTGATTATTCAGGCCGCTGCGGCAAACGGAATGCCGATTCACGTCGGCAGTAAATTGCATGACGGAAACCTGCGTGAGGCGTTGCAGTATGCAAGCGGCCAGAACATTCAGGCCGCATTTAGCACGGTGAGCCTCCCCGGCATCTTCAGTAATCTGGCCAACAAAGAGTTGTTGGCAGGGTTTGAGGAAGAGGATAACAACTGGGAAGAGGTCAGCGACGTGAAGAGCGTTGCAGACTTCAAGACGCACACGTCCTATCGTCTCAACGACGACATGGAATACGAGGAACTCGGGCCGGGCGGAGTGATGAAGCACGGCAAGATCAGCGAAGAGTCTTACACTAGAGCCGCTGACACTTACGCGAAGATGTTTTCGCTGACACGTCGCGACATCATTAACGACGACCTCGGGGCGTTTGACGACCTGCGAACACGTCTCGGGCGTGGTGCGGCTCGTCGGCTGAATCGTTTGGTGTGGACTACGTTTCTGGCGAGTCATACGACGTTCTGGACGACTGCCAAAACCAACTATATCGAGGGCGCTACAACCAACCTCGGGACTGACGGCGTTGGATTGTCGTTAGGCGTGAAGGCGTTCCGTCAGCGTAAATCACCACTGGTTACAGGTGCGGAAGCATCCAGCCAAATGACACTTGGCGGACGAGCGACTAAACTGCTGGTTCCTCCAGAGTTAGAATCCGTTGCCGAAGCGTTGTACGTGGCACGCAACCTGAGCGCTGTGAAGGTATCTGATGCGAACATTCACGCAAATAAGTACCGCGTGATTGTGTCGTCTGAGCTGTCCGATTCCGCGTACGGCGGCGGATACAGCACAACTGCCTGGTACCTGTTCGGTGAGACGCTGAAGCCTGTTGTGACCTCGTTCCTGAATGGACAGCGTTCGCCAACTGTTGAATCTGCTGACGCTGATTTCAACACTCTTGGAATTCAGTTCCGCGGCTACCATGACTTCGGCTGTTCTCAGTCTGAGTATCTGGCAGGCGTGAAGAGCAAGGGCGCTGCATAGTGCGGGCAGTCAGTGAATCCCGGCAGTGAGTGCTGCCGGGTGTTTCTTGAATTAACATCTCCGGAAGGGAGTTTCGATAATGGCACAGAGTCCAGCTTTTCTTTTCAGTAGCGATGACGCTATTGACTACACGCCAGCGGCCGCAGAACCGGGCGGCGATGTTGTGGTACAGGGTGGTCTGGTTGGGGTAAATCCAACTGACTTGGCAGCAAGCGAAAAGGGCTCGCTGGCACTCGAAGGCATCTATGACGTGCCGAAAACGACCGCAGCGTGGGTGATTGGCCAGCCGGTGTTTTGGGATTCTGTCGGAACACCAGACAGCGGAGACGCAAGCAGCGGTGCGGCTAATCAGATTGGCACTGGCGTTTATATGGGCATTGCGACACAGGCCGCAGGATCTGGCGACAACACCGGGCGAGTGCTGCTGAACGCTCCTTACCCTGCAAGAGCAGTCGCGGTAACGTCGACGACCGGCGGGGCAACAACCGGACTGATTCCAGCCGGTGCCAGTTACGTCACTGTGACCAGCGACAATGCCGACAAGCAGATCAGCCTGCCAGCCGGTTTCATTGGTCAGGTGCTGCGGATTCTGGTGGGCACAACCGCCTGCGAATTGATTTCCGCGGTGGCTGCTGACAAGGTCAACGAAGTGGTTGTTGGTGCAACCAACGAGCTTGCCTTGACAGCAGAAGCCCTTTACACGTGCGTATACACGAAGAGTGGTTTCTGGATTGTCACTGGGCTGACAAAACTTGGTGCGGCACAGGCTGCACTGGTTCCGGACGCACGATAAAGGGGCGTGACAATGTCGACAGGGTTTGAGTCTGCTGTGAGCGATTTAACGTCAAGCCTGCTGGCCTTCGCTGGTGAGTCTTGCGTGTATATTCGCGGATCAGTATCGACGACAGTAACCCTGCGGCGCAGTACGCTTCCCCCGCAATACATGGACACGGGGGTCGGACAGATTTCGGAAGTCAGGCCGGTGGACTTCATCGGCTTGACTTCTGCTTTTCCGTATGCGATTCCGCTTGCTGGTGATAGAATCACATGCGACGGAAAGCGGTTCGAGGTGACGCCAACAACAGGCGAGAAGTGTTTTCGCCAGATTACGCCAACGATGATGAGAATCCACACAAAACAGATTTAACATCATGCCAACAATCGCGCCGTCAACTGAAGCCTGTAACGCAATTCGCGACCGCATCAACAGCGGTGAAACGTATTCGCTGGAAGTACGGGCAGCGGTTGTGGACGAAGTGACAGACGATCTGCAAGACTTGCGGCAATTGCGGGTGGACGTAATTCAGGAAACAGAAGAGCAGTTGATTGAAACAATCGACCTGCAAGACAACACGAGTCACGTTATCCGGGTCTGGATTCGCAAGAAGCTTGACACGACAACACAAGACGAAATCGACGCACTGAAGTTGTTGAAGCGACAAATTGCGTTGCGTTTGTTGAACTACGCTACAACGGATTGGCGGGTCAGAGTTTGGGAAGTTGACAACAGTCAGTCCCCTGTAATCGAGCGAGATACACTGCATCAAGACCGTTCATTCATTGCGTCTGTTGTGTGTCGCGCTGAGGTGAAGCCGTGAAAGTGGCTGTCGTCACGTCAGGCGTGGAGGATCTGGTTGCAGGCCTGAAATATCTGCACACCAAAGACGGGCGAAAGTTGGCACGGATAACGCTGCAGGCAGGGCTGAATGTCATTGGAAAGCAGATGCAAAGAGACCTCGACCCGAAGGTTAAAGAGGCTGGGAAGGCAGTCGGCAAGCGGGTGACGATTTATCGAAACAATGTGACACGGGCAAAGGTTGGTTTTAACGTGGGCAAACTGGCACGAAAGGTGCCGTTTCGTCGCAAGAGAACAAGCCGCGGAGGTATCGGTATCGGGCCGACAAACATACACTGGTATCTGTCCGGAACTGCTGAGCGTGTTCGATACGGCATGAAGGGCGGACGGTCCCGCAAGAAGATAGCAGAGACAAAAGGCACGACGCGACCGACGGGAGCCATGCCAGCACAGCAGCCAATGTTGGCAGCAAAGGCAGCAGCAACGTCGATGGCAGAGGTGCGGGTAGTAATGCAGCGAGCTGGCACGAGATTTTTGGCAGAGCGTGCAAAGAAGATTGAGAAAAAACTGAAAGCATCCGCCGAAAGCGCGGGCATGAATCGTCTCCTGAAAGCAACCGGAAAGGGTTGAGAAAATGCCGAACAAAGTACCGAGCAAGGGCACTGCACTGTTAATGGAAATCAGTTCCGTTTACACGGCATTCCCGCAGATAACATCCATTTCCATCAGCGGCGAAAAAGCTGAGACTGTTGACACAACGACGCTTGACGGGGGGGCGCCGAAGACTAAAGCGAACACAGGCTATGTCGACAACGCGACTATCAGCGGCGAGTGTCTTTACGATCCTGATGACACTGTTCACATCGCGTTCATTACAAAGGTTCGAGCGGCTGGCACGAACAATTTCAAGATCACGTTCGCAGACACGACGCCGATGAGTGAAGTTTACTCTGGCCTTGGGCTGGGGTTTGATCGGTCTGTCAGTCCGGCAGACATGCTGAGAGGGTCATTCACGATTGAAACTACAGGGGCCGTAACCTGATGTTAGCACGATTGCACTTGGATCAGTACTGCGATATCAGCAAGGTGACAGCCGAATTGCAGGCGTTAGTGTCATGGATTCCCGGCAAGAATTTTGCCGGGCAATCCGTGACGATTCCGATCTACGCGAAGGGCACAATATTCAGCGGTCCAATCGCCCTGCAACTCTGCAAGACAGGGCAGGCGGGACCGGCAGACGATGAATGCGCCGAAGCAATTGGAATGACTTCGCACGAGATTGAAGCCCTGCGAATTGAATATCAGATGAACGCTTTGGGCGTGAATGATAAAGGCGATCGGGATTTGTTTCGCGCTGGCGTGATTCTCGGGTACAATGCCGACAGGACATACAAGCCCGGTCCAAAGTGGGACGAGTATCAGCGGGCAAAAATTGAACTGGAGGAAGCGGAACTGTGAGCATATTTGCAAGAATCAAAAAGCGGGCTGCGTTTCCGGTTGGGGATACGGGGCTGCATATTCGAGAACTGACATTCAGGCAGGTCGAGAATGTGCAGGCGTTAGAAGATCCTGAACTGCGAACATGGTTGACGCTTGCCTATTGCATGGTGAGTGCAGCGGGCGAGCGTGAGTATCCGGACAAAGGAACAGTTGAGGAATTGGCCAGAGCCGTGAAAGCGGATGCCGTTGAGCATATCACGCCGGGAGTCCTGAATCAGATAATGCAGGCGATGGAACGACTTGCGAAACCTGTCAATCAGGAAGCCTTACAAAAAAACTGAAACGAGACTTCGAGGTTAAGTTTGCGGCAGAATTTGCACGAGGTCTCGGTCGGTCAGATTGGTGGAATGTGCGTGATGAACACACTCCGTTCGAGTGGCAGACACAACTGGCGTTATATGTTGTGGCTCCGTATGGCGAACGGCGTGCGGATCTGAGGCAGGCAATCAGCACAGCGAATCTGATGGCCTGTCAAATGTCGGCTGAGAGCGCGACCGCAGAATGGTTTACAGATACCGTCGTGGCGTTGTGTGATTATTTGCCGACAAGCGACGATGGGCCGGATTACCAGGCACTAAACATGATCGGAAAGAGCAATGGCAAGCCTGGGTGATTTGGTCGTGAATCTGGTGGCGAACAGTCAGCAGTTCGTGAGCGGCCTGAAGATTGCCGAAGGACAACTGACGATGTTTGCGTCGGTGGCAACTGCAATGGCAGGGGCTGCTGTCACAAGTTTTCTGCAAGTGGGTTCCGCTTATGACGACATGGCCCAACGCACCGGGGTTGCTGTCGAAGCGTTATCCACACTCAGTTACGCCGCGAAACTGAGCGACACCAGTATTGAGAGCCTGCAAGGTGCGTTGATGAAGCAGGCGAAATTCATGGGCGAGTTGCGGTCCGGGTCAGCGGCTGCCGCGCAGACTCTTGCCGAACTCGGGCTGTCTGCCAGTCAAATGCTGGCCCTGAGTCCGGAACAACAGTTCCTTGCGTTTGCCGATGCGATAGCCGCTATTCCAGACGCTTCGCATCGAGCGTCGGCTGCAATGGGCGTCTTCGGAAAGTCTGCCGGTGAGTTACTGCCGTTGCTGAATGAGGGTGCGGACGGTATCACCAAAATGCAGCAAGAGGCGATAGACCTCGGCCTACAAATGAGCGGTGACACGGCAGAGTCAGCAGCAAAAGCGGCAGACTCGCTTGATGCGTTATTTGCCGTAGTCAAGGCAACCGCCGTTCAGGTCGGTTCAGCGTTTGCCCCTGCCTTGACGATAGCGGCAAAAGTCCTTTCGAGTTTATTGGGAACGTCGAAGGATTATATTGCCGTTGCAATTCAGGTAGCCGCTGCGGTTGGTGCTGCAATTTTAGTGATGAGGGCCTACACGGCAGCGACGAGAAGCCAGATAAACGCACAGGCAATCCTGACGGCTTTGAGTGGGCCAAAGGGGATAATCCTGCTGGCGGCTGGATTCACTGCCGCAACAATTGCTCTATCACAACTCAACCAGCAACAACGCGAACAGAATGCCGAACTGGAACGGATGCAGAAGAACGCACCGACGGCGGGCGATGCGTTGGCAAAGGCAATGCCAAAACCGACAACGCAGAAGACAGCATTTCAGGCATACGCTGAAGACTTGGCGGGATTGCAGGCGAACTTCGAAAAGGTAAATTCAGAATCCGCACAGGGGCAAGCAGATTCATTTGCGTTGCAAATCAATAAGCTGACACACGCATTCGAAACGCTGGACAAATTCAGCGAAACGACAATGACGCCGGAACAGTTTGAGAAATACAAACAGGCTGCAATTGACGCCTTCACTGGGGTAGCAGACAAGACAAAAGAACTGCAAAACGAACTGGCGATCCTGAGGGGCGAAACGACAGCACAAGAGCAGCAGTTCGCCGCAATGGCGGCAGCCGGAGCAAGCAACGCACAACTGGACATGTTGAGGGCAATGACTGCCGAACGCGAAAAACTTCTCGCCCTTCAATCAGAGGAACAGAAGCGACAATCCGACATTGCTGCAGAGACCGAGCGAAGCCGGGCGTCTGTCGAAGCCGAAGTGGCCGCAATTAAGGAAAGCATCAAGACGCCGCGGCAGAAAGTAATGGAGCGAATCGACCGTCTAAAGGAACTCGAAAAGCAAGGATCTCTGAATCTGCTGGAAGCCGCTGTAGCAATCGGACAGGCACAAGACGAACTAAAGAAGATTGACGCTGAGGGCAAGCCGACGACACCAACAATCAGCCAAGAGCCGCGGTTCGCCGGGGCCGCAATGCGAGGCGGGGCTGAGGCGTTTTCGACGATTCTGAAGAGCATGGGCCGCAAAGACCCAAACGTGGCCGCAACTGAGAAGCAGACGAAAGAACTGGTTGCGGCGATGAACAACAATAAACCAGAATTTCAAGTTGCGGAGGCCGGATGACTGTCACCTATTTGGGGCCATTGCCCGACAGCGAAACAGGCACCAACGATTTGGGCGTGCGGCGTTACGTCAGGCTGTTCGGTCTTCGTGCGGATGCAAGCGAAGGGCCGTACACGGTCGGCAGTCACCCGTCTTTGCCGAGAGTTGGTTCCGTTCACTACGAAGACTTTTCTGCGTGGTGCCGCAATCTGAGCGTGGCAAGAGCGACGACAAAAGACAAGCACAACTGGATCGTCACCGCCAACTATGACAGCAGTTTCGAACTTACCGAAAACCCGCTGTTTCAGCCCGCTGCGATATCGTGGGACGGCGAGAATTTCGAAGAGGTTGCAATCTTCGACCGGGACGGAAAAGCGATCCTGAATTCGGCTGGCGATCCGTTTGAGAATTTATTTCGCGAGCGAACACGGCGAATCATCAGTATTGTGAAAAACGTGTCGGCTGTACCGGACTGGATTATCACCAGTGAGGACGCGGTGAACTCTGCAGCGTTTTTGGTTGATGGGTTTGCGGTGCCAATCGGTAAGGCGAAACTCGGGGCACCACGTTTAGGCCAGTGGCAACTGCGCAACAATACCCGATTCCGCGAAATGTCCATGACGATGAAACTGAACAAAGACGGATGGACATCGCAACCGCTTGACGCCGGTTTCCGGTACAAAGACAGCACGAATCGGAAGATCATCGTGAACGACGACGGCACACTACCAACAACGCCAGTTTGTCTAAACGGCTCCGGGGCTGTGTTGGCAAATCCATCGCCCACTAATGCAGTCTTCGGCTCGTTTAATGTTTACCCTGCATACGATTTCAACCTGCTCCCGCTTTCCTGAGGTGTGACGATGGCAAATGAGATAACAATAACGCTCGACATGAGCCGCAGACATGCCACGAACACGGCAGACAGTCACACGTGGCCAGCGCTGCGAAAGCAGTACAATCAGACGGGCGTTGGACAGGATGACCGGAAACACTCAATCGGCACTGCCGAAGAATCCATAACCTTTACTGACATCACCACAAACGGGTTTGTGCTGCTGCAAAATCTGGACACGACAAACTATGTACAATGGGGATTCAGCACGGGCGTTTATGGCGGTCGAATCCGGGCCGGTGAAACAGCGGGACCGTTCCGTATGGAACCGGGTGCGACGTTGTTCCTGAAGTCAAACACGGCAGCCTGTCGAGTGCGTGCGGTGCATTACGAGGACTGATTACGATGGCTGACACGAACGGCTATTTGATCGGCCCGAAGTTGCTGGCAGAGATCCGAGCAGCGGTGCAGCATTACGCCAATATCTATGGCGGCGGGGAAGGCAGCAGGCCGAGACAGCAGGATCAACGACATGTCAGTGGCATCCTGAACAGCGAACTGGTTTCCGCGACGTCGTTTGCGTCTTCGCCAGCAACCGCAACAATGGCGGTCTGGCAGAAGGACACAAGCGGCAATATGGTCGACAGCGGCCAGGATATCGCCGTAGTCAATCGGATGTTGAAAATCAGCCTGCCCGCCGGGACAATTGCACAAGCGGAATGGATTGACGGCGAGTGGAGAATTTACGCGGCCGATTGTGCCTGAGGTGCTGCTATGATGTTGGGACGGTGCTGCAAATGTAACGACGTTCGGCAGGTGACAATCAAGGGGTTGACGGCGTCAAGCGGCGTAACCGAATGGGAATACGGTCCCGGAAGCCTATGGGCACAACATTACGGGCTGGACCGTGTTTCAGGTATCGCACACGACAACACGACCAGCAATAATCGGTACATTGAAATTGCGTATAGGCAAGCGACGTTTACCAGCAACGGGCCATATCGCACATCAGGGGCAATCGAGGCGAATTGCAAAGAGATTCTGACGCTGACAAAGCTGGACAGCACAGACGGCACGGTGGTTGAGTCTGCGACGATGTCAGGATTGTTTTCGTACAACACAGTCGGGAGCACGTCGAACTACAGCTTGTTTAACGTCAGGATCTTTTCGCCAGTCGGGTTGAGCGGTGGGGATTACGCTTTTATCGGGCACATTGATCCGGCAATTGAATGGGTCGATTACACGACGAACACGACAAACAAAGAATACATCTTTCACGCCCATACACTGACAGGCGGTAACGTCTATCTTCGCACAAAGACGTCAAGCGAAGTCGTCACTCTGCCCTACAATGCGACGGCAACAGAGGTGAAAGGACTGCTCGAAGCGACGGCAAACGTGGTGAGTGCAACAGTGACCGGCGGTCCGTGGCCAATGTCGAAAATTAACGTTGACATCACATGGTCAGTATCAACAGGAGACTTTGCCGGACAGCGATCAGACACCAGTTACGCGACAGGCGGAAACGGCAGTTGTACTTGGCGATGGGATGCGACAGCGTTGGCGTGGGTTTTGGTTTCGGATGATTGTGCACTGGGCGGTGCCATGCCGCCTATCGGCACAGGATCATTTGACGGCGAAATTCGGGCCGGAGCCTGCCCAGTCCCTGAAACGCCATTGCCAACCGGAACGCGACAATCACAGGCAGTTGCCGTGGTGTTTTCGACATCGACCGGACTGATGACGAGCTATGTCGAAGCCCGATTTGGATTGGTCAATGGGACATTTGTATCGAGACTGATTGCAGACGGCGGGGCAAGTGCTCAGGGCACGACAAAAATTGCCAACAACGCTTTTGATCAGTGGGTAGCAGGTCCAGAGAATTCGGTTTTGGTTATCGGTGCGTTTGGCACTGCAGGCATCACAGCAACAGACGCAAGGACAGTCGAGGCGTGGACAGTGGCAAGCACATGGAGCAGGATCTGGCAACGGTACGCAAACGGCGATGTTTATTCTGGGCAGTATGCCTGGCTGTCTGGAAACATGGTGCAATCCGGCAAGGCTGTTGTGAATACGCGGCGGATGTTGTATTCAGGATCTTACAAGAGCGGAACGATTGCAGACATCACAGGCGGCACTTTTACGGCATTTGACGAGGACGAAATCAGCACTGAGTACACCTACAACAACAACGCGGCTCTGTCTGCCCTGATTGATGGCAGTACGACAGAGAGAATCACCTGGGCGTACAGCAGACAGTTTGCGGCACCGAATTTCAGCAGCAGGATTATCGACCACAATTTGGGCGGCAGTGAATACCGGACATCGTCGAAGCGGCTGCTGTTAGGGGTGGCTTATGGCACGTTTGGAGCGGATTCGTCACGTGTTTACGGCATGACACAATCATTCACGGCATCATCTGATGCACTGCTCAGAAACAATCGGCACACATCGCCACCTTCAGCAACCGGATCGGCATACGCTGGCAGCATTTCGCGAACGCACCGGTGGCGGTTTTACACTCTACCGTTTGAGCGGTATGACGCTGGCGAGTGGCGTATTGTATTTGGTTCCGGGTTATCGCAACTGCGGACCGGCTGGATATCCTGGCTGTGTAGTTCTTCGGACGTCGTCAACGCTGTGTTGGCTGTGTTCCCGGAAAACACTGAGGGCGTCGTCAGTAACGTGCGATTGAATCCGTTTGGAGCCAGTAGCGTGGTCGACAACAGTCCGACAATCAGTCTACTGGAAGCTAATCTGGACATTCATTTTCAGGCGGCATCGACGCTGGGTTTTATTCCGACAGCCTACGCCTCCCGAGTTGCGATAGAAACGCGAAGCCTGAGCACATACGGGACAGGCGGAGTCACCGCGTTTTCCGCTACGAATGGTAGCGTGACGTGGTCCCGCAATTGGGGCACAACAGCCAGTCCGGCAAAGACGTACGACATTCCGGCGGGCGGGTGGCTGCGGGGTTCGCGGCTGATTTTGTTCGGACCAGTTGTTGATAACGAGTTGTAAAAATACTACGTTTTCATCAATCTGGATTTTTGTTACGAAAATTATCGAGAACAGTCTTGCAATTTCCGATAATGAAATTATCATTCGGAAGTCGAGGTCACAAGCACAACACACACACAAAGGGACGAACGATGAACCCAGTTCAGAAGCTCGCAGCAAAAGTCAGCCAGACAATCGGAGTTCAGGTCGAGATCACAATTCGCGGGGCGCAAGAATTTACGCTTTCTGCCGACGGAAACTGCTGTGAGTCGATCACGAAGTGGCTGAAAACCGCACCAATACTAAAGTCAGTCGAAGCCCGATACGACGAAGAATTAGATGCCAGTTTTGTGTATTTCGCAGTCTGAAAGTCAGCACTTTCCCCCGGGAAACCGGGGGAATTTTATTTTCCGAAATTGTTCAGATTCAGCCTTGCAATTTCCGATAATGAAATTATACTTCGGAAGTCAGACACACAACGCTGACAGGGTCGAACACAACACACAAAGGGAATCACAATGTTCAACACAATCAGCCCAGTCGCAATCGTCGCAACCGACCTGAACGCCGTCAGTTTGGTTCACACTTACAGCAACCTGGGCGAACGCACAAAGTTTCATGCCGAAGACTTCCAGCTCTGGCTGGCAACCGAGAAGGGTTACAGCAGTAAACTGAAGGCAACCCGCAAGGGGTGGCGAGTGATTGCATCAGACGGGCAGGCTGTGGATTTCGTGAAGTAACAACCTGACACTTTCCCCCGGGAAACCGGGGGAATTTTATTTTCTAAAATTGTTCAGAACAGCCCTTGCAATTTCCGATAATGAAATTATACTCCTTCCATCAGACACAAGTCTGACACACACAACACAACACACAAGGGGACAGGACGATGACCATCACAATCACAGTAATCAGCGAAACTGGAAACAAAGTCGCCTCATTCATCTTCACCAACTCAATCGACGCGAACAAAGAACGCGACCTGTTTGACGCCGCCGGCATCGACTACACCGTTCACCACGACTGCCAATAACTAAACCTCTCGGGGGTCTCCGGACCCCCTCTCTTTCAATCCAAAAGTGGCTGGCAATTCGACTGAGCAAATAGAGAACACTTCCCCCGTCAATCGGCGGGGGAATTTTATTTTCAGAAATTCCTCACAACAGCCCTTGCAATTTCCGATAATGAAATTATACTCCTTCCATCAGACACGAGTCTGACACACAACACAACACACACAA